CCAAGCGGCAGCAGCAGCAGAAGCAGCGAGTGCAGCAGCAGAAGCAGCGAGTGCAGCACAGTCAGCAGCACTAAGTCAAGCACAGATAGACGCAGCAAATATGATGGGTTTGGCTGATCCTACTCTAGATGTAGCATTTAATCTTGATCCTAGTATGGTTGATCCCTCTGTTATGAACGAACTAGCAGCAAACTATTTTGGTATGCTTTCCGATGTTGCCGCAGTAGACCCCAGCTTTGCTCAAAACTTACTAAATGCAAGAAGCATAAATACTCCTAGGTATGGTATTTATAATCCAGAGGCAATGAATAAACTAGAGAGGCGAGGTCTTAAAACTTTTGGTTTAGGCTTTAGGGGTCCATATGAAGCACGCTTTAATCAACCACAAACCAGACAAACATACGATCCTAATAATGTAACCTTTGCTTCTCCCGATTCAAGAACGACAGCAAAATATCAGTTTACAGAATTTGCTTTACAAAATCCTAATCTTACAACAGTAGAAGCTTTAACTCAATATAATGCTATATCGCCTGTAGACTCAAAAGTTTCAGTAGAAGATGTTCAAAATATGGGTTATGATTTGAATTCTCCTGTTGGCCCGCAAGCTTCTTTTAATGAGGCTGAAAGAGATAGAGGACTTGCACAGGGTCTTGGCCTTGTAGCGCAAACAATAGCTACTGGAAGTCCCATAGGCGCATTAACCGATGTTGCATTGTCAGGAACAGGCAAAGGTGTGATGGGCCACATGGCAGATATGTTTGAGGAAGCAACGGGCATTGATCTTCCAGAAGCACTTGATATTGGCATTCCCTCTTATGAAGAAATGGCTCTTGGTCTTGTTGGTCCTGAAGAAGATACCATGGACCCCTCTTCTTTTGGCATAGAAGCTGAACCAGAGGCGTATAGTCTTGAAGATACTTTTGGTATTCAGTCTTTTGATTTAGACTTCTCTCCCCCTACAGATGAAGAAGTAGGCTATGTTGGATATGAAGATTTTACGGATTATAGTAGACGATATAGACAGCCCAGACCAACTACTCAACCACAGCCTCTAGAAGTTGCTGCTGCTCCTGTAGAAGAAACTCCGGCTATTCCTTTTAATTTAGGACGTGCAACTACACCGCCATCAAGGGTAAGCCGTATTGCAAATATTTATGGCATTGATGAAGATGCTGCTAAAAGAATGTTAGGAATCGTATAATGGCAACAGAACGTAATCCTTTTGATCGTATACCCGAAGAAGAAAATAATGTTGTTCCTTTAATGAGTGAAGATGAAGAACTTGCCGCAACTTTTGAAGTTGATGATGATGGTGGAGTTACTGTAGATTTTTCTGAAAATATTGAAATGGCAGCTTCTAAAGATATTGCTGAATGGTATGGCAATATGGCAGAGAACATGAACGAAGATGATCTGGATGATATTGCCAACGATGTAATAGAAAATTTTGAAGCAGATAAAGATTCCCGTGCTGAGTGGGAGTCTATGTTTGAACGTGGCTTTGATCTGCTAGGACTAAAGCTTGAGCAGGGATCAGAACCCTTTGAGGGCGCTTGCACCGCTGTACATCCTCTGCTGATTGAGTCAGCAGTTAAGTTTCAGTCCAAAGCTTCGGGGGAACTATTCCCTGCAAATGGACCAGTTAAAGCTCAGTTAATGGGTAAGTCCACACCAGAAAAAGAACTACAGGCTAATCGTGTTCAGAACTTCATGAACTATCAGCTTACTGAACAGATGCCTGAGTACTTCGATGAGTTTGAAAGGATGCTGTTCCATCTGCCGTTGATTGGTTCTGCGTTTAAGAAGCTGTATTATGATGCTACCGTGAAGCGTCCTAAGTCAGAGTTTATTCCTATTGATCAGTTCTATGTATCTTACTATGCAACTGATCTTTCCAATGCAGATCGTTATACGCATGTTATCTATCGCAGCCCCGTAGAAATGCAGCGGGACATAAGGGCTGGAGTGTATGGAGATGTTGAGCTTGGAACTCCGTCTTCTTATCCCAGCACTTCCTTTAGCGAAAAGATGGATACGATTATTGGTTTGTCCCCCACGTCAGATCATGATCCTCAGTATGTTCTACTGGAACAACACTGCTATCTTAATATTGAAGATGAAGACGAAGCTTGTCCCTATATCGTGACTGTAGAACAGCAGTCCAGACAGGTACTAAGTATCCGTAGAAACTATAAGCAAGATGACCCGAACAAAGAAAAAGTAAATCACTTTGTGCATTATAGATTTGTTCCCGGCTTTGGTTTTTACGGCCTAGGTCTTATTCACTTCCTTGGCAATCTAACAATGAGTGCAACGGCAGCTATGCGTTCCCTCATAGATGCTGGACAGTTTGCCAATTTGCCGGGAGGGTTTAAGGCTAAGGGAGTCAGGATGGTTGGCGACAATGATCCTATCGCTCCCGGCGAGTTCAAGGAGGTTGAGGCAACTGGTGTAGATTTATCAAAGGCTATTATTCCCCTTCCTTATAAAGAGCCTTCCTCTGTTCTATTC